CTACTTCAAAATCTCATTGACTTTGTTCTGGATTATAGTTGGATTATACCCCGCTGCCTTAAGCCTATTGATACGCTCCTGTCCGTTGCCCCACTTGCCTATGATGACTTCATGAGCAACTGCATTGATGATCTTGTCCTCTGACATCTGTGAAGCCTTGACGAGCTTGTTGACTGCTGCCTGTACCTTATTGTAATCATATCCAGCCTTTGTGAGTCTATTCTTACGATCAGTACCGTTGCCCCACTTGCCCGCCAGCACCTCTTTAGCCAGCGTGTTGACGCTCTTCTTTGCTGTCGTAGATGTAGGCTTGATCTTAGCCTTACCTGCCAGCTTATTCCAGCTCGCAGCGCTGATATATGCCTTGTTGAGGTCAAGGCTGCCAGCGTATCCTGCAAGCTTGCCAACAGATGTATACTGCCTGATAAAGCAATTATATTTTCCTTCGTTCCATGGGTGCTCCTGGTATCCGGTCTCAACATAATCTGGGTACTGAGCTATCCACAAGCCATATCCGGACTTTTTAACTGCATCCATAGCGCTCTTCTGGATGTATATCAGTGGCTTAATGCCTGTCTTTTTCTGCACATAACTGCACCACTGCAAGCACCACTCCAGATCCTTGACACCAAATAGATGGTTGTTTCTTGCTTCCCAATCAAGTACGAGGATTGCTTTGCCGATGTACTTCTTGCAGTATGCCAGGAAGTAGTCAGCCTCTTTCTGTGGATCTCCGCCATTTGCATAGTGGTATACTCCCAGAAGTTTTTTTCTACTCAAAACTTTATCACAATGCGCTGCAAAGTATCTGTTCTTGTAGTCTGTTCCCTCTGTCGCCTTGATAACACAAAAGTCAAACGGCACTTTAGCAAGGTTGATGCCAGCATCACCCTGCCATGCACTGATGTCAATTCCGTTCATTCTGATCGCCACCTTTCTCTTCACTCTTTGATGTTAATATGTCTATTGCTTTATTGATTACCTCAGGGAGCGGTACACCCATGAGACCAGCGTTCTCAACTATACTTATGGTCTCGTTCACTATGAACCCTATTATCACCGCATCCCGGATATAGTTTGAGCCTATCGCCAGATCAAGCCTATAGGCTATCAATACAAACAAAAGGGACATGCCCTTACGACATAATCCCTTCCATCCTGCCTTGCTCTCTAAGGCTCCTGACGTTGTTTTCTTACTGTTGTGAAAAACTCCAGCCACCACAAGGCCACTTACATAGTCTATGGCCATGAACATGACCAGTGTTGCCAGCCCTGCATCCCATCCACCAAACAGGGATGCTATCACACCGCCTATTGCTCCAGCGGTTGTACATATTGCATTTTTCATACTTTCTATCCTCCTAAATTAAGATGTCAATTTATCGCCTGTCAGCCATGTTCCAGAGAGTGATATCTCATCATTTGCTGCAAGTTTCACTGTAGTACCCATCATGCAGATGTTTCCGTCTGGTCCCTGCTGACCGGATGATACAGCTACGATCGATACCGGCCTGAAACCAGTCGGAACGGATGCTATAGATACAGTTCCGGTCCTACCAACAGCATATGACTTCTTGATCTCTATGTCCTGTTCATTCTGCCTGGAATACCATTTATATATTGATATGAGTATCCCTCCTATCAGTACAAGAGCTCCAAGTAGCTTCCCAACCTGATTTATTGTTTCAAAATTTATATACATGCTCAACCCCCTATATAAGATTCTTAGGTCTTGCAACTCCTACTACAACTAAGCTTATATTTGAATCTGCTTTGTTTGTATTTTTTGCTTTTACAGTTATCGAATATGTAGTCTGATTTATTGAAGAAACTTCATATCCCATGTATGTGACACCACTAGGGATATTTTTAGGAATAACTAATATTCTACCCGTATTAGGCAACTCAACCTCAACGTCATATTGAAGTGTTGTTCCTGCGTCAGTTCCTGGTATAGTCGCTGTTGCGCCTACTATATCAGATATAACAAGGCTTTTTGTTGCAATTTTTTCCGCATAGCTTTGCGCATTAGCAGCATCTGTTTTTGCAGCATCTGCCGTGTTCTGTGCATTATCCGCTTTCGACGATGCAGTGTCTGCTGTTCTCTGCGCTTCCTCAGCCCTACCTATAGCTTCCTCAGCCATTGATGCTGCGTCATTTGCAATAGACTGTGCCTTTGCGGCTGTTTTTTCGACTTTCGATATCTCCTGGATGATATTCTTTGTCGTTGAATCTGACTCCTCTTTTGTATATTTATTACTAAGTGGGGGGAAAGTTGATGCAATCGCAACCGGCCCACTCGCATTTATTCCATCGTGTATAATTTTGTAAAGCGGCATGTCGGCGACACTTACATTATTGGCTATTATGCCAGTTTCATACGCAGGTGATTGTGGCTCCTGTGAGGATTCTACAGGCTGCCCTGTCAAGATCAGCAATGACATATCCTCAAGTCCTTCCTCTGACAGCGTGTATCTTGCAACAAGAATATCAACTCGCTTTTTACCTGTTTCTCCACTAGGGAAAGTAAGATCTTCATATGTACCTGTAACCCTAGCATGGCAGCCTTGAAACATAATGTCACACGGATATACTCTAAGTGTCGTTGAATTAACCAGCACTGGCGGCTGTGAGACCGACAAGAATCCATTGCCATCCCATTCCGCTCTGTGTAAGGCTCTATCATCTGCACTTGTTACATGTGGTTTCCCTGTTTTTCCTGTTATTATCTTCATATTTCCACCCTTTCCGCTACGACACCGAATATTCAATGTCTATGCTGTTATCATCTATCTTAGCTATGATATTTGTGATCTGCTTTTTTACGGTTGCTCCTGTAAACTTCTCTGTGCCACCTGTGATGTCTCCTATTTGCATCGCCATGTCTGGCAGAGTCATATCCAGACGGTCTGCATTCAGCTCCTGAAGTCGTGCTATACCTCCGGATTTAAGCTCATCCATATCTGTCGCTGAGCTATAATCATACACAGCGGTTCTTTCTTCAAAGCCTTTGAATGCCTGTGTATCCGTTATATTTCCTCTTTTATCAATATACAAATGCAGTACCTGTCTATCTTTGAGCTCCCCTTGGCCAAGGCAAATAAGATGATTATATCTGTTCTTGATCTGCGTGATATTGTAGTTGATATCCGATCTCATACAATCCTTATCCTCTGTATAATCGTAAGGCACCGCACTACTCATAGTCACATATCCATCTTTAACCACAAGCCTGAGAACCCTGTTCTGGGTGCTCAACAGCGCACATATGCCATCATAGAGACTCACATATCTGTTGAACTGAAATGATTGTACATTCCATGATTCGCCTGTCATTCTGTATATGCTGCTAAGTCCAGCCACTTCAATGAGCTTATTGATCACTGTAACTGCATCACCTGTTACGATTCTGTAGTCTTCGCCATTCGGTGGCTCAATAATCTTGTCGCAAAGTATGCCTCTGAGATTCCGGCCCGTATACCTAATCTCCCTGTCTGCAGTAACAACTCCAACATTATCAACTATGCCACCGTATTCTGTGTTGTTGATATACCACCATGAGCCACCTCGCAGAATGTTATTATCCCTAGCTACAGTTATCTCAAAATCCTTATCCTTTGCAACATCCACATCTGCGCTGAAGTTCCTGAGATATCCCTGTTCTACCCTGTCTGCATCAGTGTATATCAACCTTATGTCCATTTTGGTTCACCTCTCTCATGTATTACACTTAAATCAAAATCAAAGCTTCCATTCCACATCACACGATGATTCCCGGGGGATATCTTTTCAAACACATCGCTTTGCTTGTCCCTGTATCTGAACATGTTTTCCCGGGTTCCATCTGCTTTCACAAGAGTTATCGTAAGCTCTGCAGAATTAATAACGATCTTATCTCCATCGCCAACAACACACCTAACGCTGTAGTAATGATTGTCAACATATATGACTGGATTAACAGCACCACTATGTATGCTGAGTACAAAATCACAGTTTCTGAAGTCGTCCACCTCAAGCTTACTGATATTGTCAGAAATTGAGTTGTAATCATATTCATAACAATACTCATAGCCTTTACCTTCAATAAACTTATCTGGTACATGCTTATAGTTGTGCAACTCTTCCTTCATCCATCTGCCACCATCTGTTACTACTTTAAGTGACAGATTCATCGATGTAGCCACGTCAAGATAATTGCTCTTCGCCGAACTAAACACATAGCATTCAAGATAGTAATCTCCTATATAGAGCTTCCCTTTCTGTTCTGCTATGATGTCTTTTTCACAGACTTCATACAGTCTATTCTTAAGATCGATACACTTCTTCTTACTTTCTGCCGATATAACAACAGGGATGGTCTTTGAGACCACCCCTGTTCTGAAATTTTCGGCACGGTTCCTGCTGCTATCGTATGCATATTCGTAGTTTCTGAGATCGTTTGAGTTGGCAAAGATACCCTTCTTCCCGAACTCTATAGTCTCACCTAAGTGATTCACATATCTAAGCTGTTCAAGCATTCGCCTTCACCATCCTTCCAAACTCCCTGCCGTCTATCTTTAGTCTTACCCCATCAGTCAAAGCTTTCACTATCAGGTCATACAGATTATCATCTATATGTTTAATGATCTCTAATATCTTATACAGTACATTCAAACACTCTGAGTCACCTCCCACAGGTGTTCCACCTGTTATATCTGCCATATCCTCCGCAACTTTCCTGATCCAGCCAGTATTCTTCTCAAGTGGCACTACAGCCTCAGCTCCATTACCCTCAAGGATACCAACCTGACCACGCTTAAGCACACCACCTTCAGCAAGTTGCGGAGCGTCAAGCTCATCTATTCTCGATATCGACACCTTTGGGATCTTATTCAAGACTGATATAGCCGAATTGATTGCCCGGATAAAGCCATTGATAATCCCTGTAGCCTTGCTCAGTATCGCATTGACCGCTGATGTCACAGCACCAGATAATCCGTCTGCTATTGCTGTTCCAACCTTGCCGAATATATTCTTGATCTTCTGCCATGTTTCTGAGAAGAAGTTCACTATCGGAGAAAATTTATTCTTAACCCCATTATATGCCTTGCTGAATATATCACTGAACCATGTGCCTACATATGCAAATGCACCTTTTATATTGGATCCTATATTACTAAAAAACTCTGGTGCCGCGTTCCATGCTTTCTTGATTCCCCGCCAAGCTGCAGCAAATGATTCTTTACAGTTATTGATCACTGTAACTATCAACTTGATGGCAGCTTTAAGCGTTCCTGAAAGCATCTTACAATACCATTCAAGGATTGGTTTCAGCACATTTAGATAATCTTCCATCAGCATCGAAAGTATTTCCGCCAGTGGTGGTAATATCATATTGATAAGATCTGTCAGTGGTGTGATTACCTGCATTACCAAGTCGATAATCGGTGTCAACATATCCAAAAACGGCTGTAACAATTCAAGTATAGGCTGCAAAATAGCCATCAAAACAGGCAGTAAAGATTGAATAATCTGAGTCACCGGCGGCAAAAGCATATTGATCAGATTCGTAAGTGGCGGTAAAACCGCCTGAATAATCTGCATCATCGGTGGTAAAAGCAGATTAAGCAGTGTTGACAGTGTTGTCAGCACAGGTCCCACCAACTGCAGAATCGATGGTAAAATCGATGTCAGGGTGCTAAAAATAGAATTTAGAGCGGTTGATATCGACTGGCCCAATTCCCCACCTATGCCGGGCAGTAATGTCTCAAGTATTCCGGGCAGATTATTGACCACCTCAGACAACAACGATGTCGCTCCCTGTATCAACGATGGCAGTAACTGCTCAATAAGAGGCGGTATGTATGGTGCCAGTTTCTGAGTCAGCTGAGACAGCCCTGTAACCACCCTCGGCAGTGTATCGGCTATCCTTGGAACAAGATTATCTGCTACAGCCATAGCCGAATCAACAAGGTTATTCATCAGCACTCCCATATCCTGAGATGGGTCTGCCATACCTATGAGCAGATTAGCCCATGCGGACTTCACCATGCCGATGGATCCCTGTATTGTCGTGGCTGCTTCTTTTGCGGTAGTGCCTGTTATATCCATGTTAGTCTGCACAACATGAATAGCCTCAATCATCTTATCGAATGATACACTGTTGACGTTATCTGCTGTCACGGTCATGGTATCACCAAGTACACCAGAATCATTGATAAGCCTTGCCATCTCAGATGCAGTACCACCATAACCAAGCTTGAGGTTATCAAGCATGGTGTAGTTTTGCTTTGCAAAGCCCTGATATGCGTTCTGAATCATCTCCATACTGGTGCCCATCTTATTGGCATTATCTGACATGTCTGTTATGGCCAGATTCGCATACTCGGCAGCCTGCGCTGTATCACCTTCAAGGCCTTGTAGTAATGACGCTGAAAAGCTCGTTACAGTATCCATATACTCGTTCGCTGACAATCCCGCCGTCTTATATGCATTATTCGCATACTCAACAACCTTATCTGAACTGTCCTTGAACAGTGTCTCAACACCACCAACAAGCTGCTCGTAGTCCGCATACTCGCTTACAGCCTTAGCAGTGATGCCAGCTATTCCAGTGGCCATAGCTGTTGTCGCAACAACGGCTACCTTTGCTGCCTTGAGCGCAAACTTGCCGATATTGCCAAACACAGAACTCATCTTTTTGCTTGTCTTCTCTGCCTTGTCGCCAGTCTCTTCAATTTTCTCATTCGCATCCTCATTTGATACTGCGATTCTTCCCAGTATCTTAAATACTTCCAAAAGGGTCTACCCCCTTTCCTCGATAATAAAAAAATAGAGACACACGTTCTGTGTGCCCCTATGGCTTAAAATTTTCTATGATTGACATAGAATCCTTTATGGTTGCTTCAAGCTCGCCTCTGCTCTCAAATGCCCCTGATCTGACTGGCTGTGAACCGCCACCTGATGTGCCGTACAGCCTTGCCTTGAAGTCATTGAATGATATATTTTCCCAACACTTGTGAATATACATATCCCAGAGCTTATCGTCATCGTCTAACCGCACGAATGTGCATACAAACTCATCAAAGCTCTGATTGTCTATCATCGTATCAAGCAGAGTGTACGGATCCGCATATCGTTTGAATATGAGATCCATGAACTTGAGATAGCCTACTGTCTCTTCTTGAACAAGTTTGAAACAACCCAGATAAAATCCGCAAAACCTGGAAGTGTGACCGCATCATACAACATCTGTGTGAATACAGAGAGGTCAAGATCTGCTACCTCATCCACTGTCATTCCTGACAGGTGTGACAGGCAGACAAATACCTCACGCTGACAGTCTGACAGCTTTGTCAGGATCACATCTACAAGCTCGAATGCAAGACCAATACCCACATTCTCAAGGAACTTCGATGTGTCCTCATCATCCTCATCACCAGCAAGTTTCTCACGTTCCTTCGCAATGAGCTCTTTGAACCCATTGCCGCTGAATGAATCTTTGAAGTCCTTTACCCCCAGCTTGCTGAACAGTTTCAGGAATGCAGCTATATCTGTAGCCTTTGGATTTCTAAGTGTATATGGCTTGATCTCCTGCACATCTTCTGTTGCCTTGGCATCTTCTACTACTTCGGTATTCTCTACTACATCTTTATTCTTTTTTATCTCGGTTGTTCCCATGATTATCTCTCCTTTTCTATGTCAATTAGTCTGTTACTTCTGTACTGGAATCTATAGACTGCTGAACCTGCTCCGTTGTCGTGCCTGTAGGCAAATAGATGTGGTATGGCAATGTATCAGCTGCCGGTGACAGATCCGCATAGCACTCAACAGTCAGCGCAAATGTGCCATTCTCTTTGTTCTTGCCCTCTATCTCAAGGCCTGATGTACAGAGCGCATTGTCAAAGATCACGATAACAGGACGACCATCTAAGAATCTTCCAATATATCCGAAGTTCTCAATGTAATCATCCTTTTCAATTCTTGCCTTGGATTCGATCACATCGTATCCTTCCGCTGTTGATGTGCCATTCTGTCCAATAATAGCCATCTTGATCGTCTCAGGCGACAGCTCCACCATGTTAGTATCCATCTGTGCTGTCTCGCCTATCTTAACTGCCAACTCCTTAACCTTAACTGATGCACCATCGACCTCTATATCCTTGAGCTCAGGCTTGATTGACAGCTTTGTACCGCCGGATGTTGCACCGATCAAAGACTCAGCAAAGTTCCATGTCTTTTTTGATGCGTCATACCTGAGCCCTTTGTGAATCGTTCCGGCACCAAACACAATGTTCTTCGGTGTCTTGTCTGTGATACCGGATGACTTAAACTCTTCATAAGTTAATGTATCTGCCATGATATAATCACCTTCCATTCTTATATTCTTTAATAGTCAAATTGATCTGTATACGTTTGAGGTCTGCATCCCCTGTTGGAATCGGTGACGCATTCCCATAAAAAACGGCAACCCCCGCACCACTTGCAAGGATTGCCGTTCGTTCAATATTCTGTTCTATCTTCTGTTTATACTTCTCCAGGCTAAACCACGAGCCTCTTGTGAATCCATCTATGATGAATGTTATTTCCTGACATCCATCTTCCTCAGGTGTATCACCTTCAGAATATTCACCAACAAAGTATGCCTCTGGTGGGTCATCCTGCCACTCCATGAATGCGTATGGAATCTCAAGCTCATCTGTGAGTACGCTATTGATATATGATAATGTCTCTGTCGTCATTCGTCATCACCGCCTTACTCACTGAACGTCTGATTGAGAATAGAGCCAAGTCGCCTGATGATCTTGCCCTTTGTCTTGTAGAAGGCTTTCTGTAAAGGTCTGAGAGGCTTTTTACCATGAGTTGTGTGCCAGTCACCACGCTCATCCTTATAAACCCACGGCTTTTTGCGTCCATTGCCCTTCAGAGCGTATTCACCTGTGCCGTATTCTTCCCAGATAGCATTTTCAAGAGGATTACCAATAACCGCCTCGCCCTTATCTTCATCTACATGATGCGTCCATGCACCTTTTGTCTGTCCTGTGTCTACTCTCGTCTGTGCTCTCTTCGTCTGAGCCTCGACCTCTCCGGCAGCTTCGTACAGAAAGGCAATAACAGCATCATCCAGAGCCGCCTCAACCTTTATTCTGTTGTCTGTGAACTCCACATTTCCCATTACTGCCCTCCTGTGTACTTCAGATATATCTCAAGCTGCTCATGCATCCCCATCGGATCATCTATCAGCATGATGTCATATACCTGACCATTAACCACCATACGGCTGTTCTCAGCCTTGATCATGTCACTGAGACGTTTATAATCAGCTATGAACATGTGCGTTGATTCCTGCACCTTGGCATTATATGTTGTGTACTTACTGTCACCGCCTGAGAGGTCTAGCCAGCCAGTCAAGGTATCTTCTGACACCCATGCAACTTCCTGTTCACCTATCTCGTTTCTGGTTATGCTCTTGACCTGTATATCTGCAACTGCATTTCCGCCTATTCCTCTCATGTTCAAAACCTCGCTTTCATGTATGGCTTTAAAAAGCCAAGCAGTGACTTTGGATATCCCATGATGGAATTATCACCATCCATGTTGAAATAAGTCACAGAATGCCTACTGATGGTCTCAGACTGTACACCGACCTTATCCCGGTTGTTCAGGTCCCATGAAAGCATGTTTGCAACTCCCAGCTTGATATCCATCGGATATACCACCTTTGTCACCATGACGACCGGTTCGCTTACAAGCTCCTCATTCACCTCTATATGTCCATTGTCCATATCCACAGCTTTGATGGTGTACAAGCCATCGTTGTAGCGTGACTCTGACACCTGTATAGTGTCGCCAACCTTGAACAGCTCAGATGCATACTGAAAGCCTGTCACAGCGTCCACAGGAGCCACAAACCGCCTGTTCCTGTCCTGATAATTATTATTTGTATATTTTCTGATCAGGAGTTCCAGTGCCTGAAGCTTAGCCTCAAGCACTGAATCTTTCTCCTCGGTGTCTACATACTTCTTAAGTTCATCGACAGTCATGATCATATGACCACCGCCTTACTTCTTAAACTTAGCAAGTACAACCTTTGAAGCGTTGGTGAGTGCAGCACCATAATACTTAGATGCTGTGATATCATGTCTCTGCTTCTTCGGTAACCATTCGTGATCAACCTGAACATCTTTCTTGAGGAAAATTGTAAGAGCTGGAGCTTCCTCTTCTGTAAACTCGGTCTCATCTGAATCAGGCTGGAGCTTGATAATAGGGCAGAGATAATACTGTGAACCAGCTGCAAGGCTCTTAACCTTATCACCGATTACAAGCTCATCTTTGCATGTTGGCTGAACTGTACTAAGATGCTTGTTTGTGTCTGACTCAGCAGTTGAATCAGCCACTATAGTAATAGTTCCCTTCTCTGTGTCTTTCTCATAAGTCATGAGCTTGATCTTCTTTGACTTCTTTACCCAGCATGATCCAATCTTACCTATAGAGCCTGTCACAATAACGCTCTTATCAAACTTGTCCGCTGACTTAAAGTTGTCATCCTTGAGAAGCGTTCCCTCCTGTTTAGGGTTTATGAACATAACCTTCTCTATTCCATCCTCTTCATCCTCGAACTTTGTGTTAGCATCAACAATGCCATCATATCCGATTACTGCAAGAGTATCTGGTGTATATACATTCTCTGATGTGTATGCAGCATCAAGCAGATCATTATCCAACTTGCCTACAATAGACTTTGAAAGCTGAGTCTCAGCCTGTCCAACAGGGTTCCCTAAACCACTATTGATTGCTGTCTGATATATTGATACGCTCTTAGCTGCACACTTAATAGTGAATGTCTTCTTTGTTGCTGTGAGCTTAGATGCCTCAATTTCATCTCCTGATTCCGGATCAAAATCCTCAGCATCGCCGATATAATTCCATGATGGAACTGTCTTTGTATCTCCTGGTACACCCTCAAGGGATGTATCAACATGGGCATACTTTAAAAGCTTGGCCTGTGCCTCTACCTTTGCATCAATCATATCCCCCATTACTTCTGGGTTAATGAGGTCACTTACCTTTGTAATTGCCATATTCTTTCACCTTTTCCTTTCTACCTTACTTTGTTCCATGCATAGCAGCTTCATATAGCTCAGGTGTTTCCTGGGCAATCTTAGCACGCTCTGCATATGATTTCTTCAATATGTCTTCTCTCGTCAGTCCTGTATCTTTATTTGTAGGATCTGGCAGTCTATTCTCAATGATGTGCCTCTCGCCATCATCTGAGCCGGATGAAGCTGTGAATTGAGCTGGGAACTGTGTCTTTAAGTCTGTGAGCATGTTATCCCATCCCTTTATGTGGCCTTCATCATCAAGCTTAAGCTCCTCATTCTTCTCCTTGAGGGCTGTCTTGATCTTATAGGTCATATAATCAGTATCAACCGCATGAGCCTCAAGCAGAGCCACCTTGATAGCTGAGTTGACCTTAGTCTCCTCAAGCTCTTTCTGAAGCCTTGCATTCTCTGTCTCATAAGTTGATATCTTCTGCTGCATGCCCTCGTCACCCTTGGAAGCTTTCTTAAGCTCCTCAATGAGCTTATTTGCATTGCCAATCTCCGTGTCTTTGCCGGTGATCAGTGTGTTGAGCTTGTCAAGTTCTGAATCATACTTCTCCTTGCTGACGTACTTGCCCTCGGACAGATCTGTGTATCTTACATGCTTGAGCTTATCTGTCTCTGTGCTGTTCTTCTCGTCAATCTTCGCCTGTACCTGCTTATACAGGTCATCTCCTAACAGTTCCTTTAATTCCATTGTTCCATCCTTTCTGGCTTTAATCGTAGCCACACATGGCAGTTATCACTCTTGCCGGAGTTATTCTTTGTCGGTCACAGTTTTACTGCCTTGAGCCGATTTTGGGCATAAAAAAAGACCATGGTAAAAACACGGTCTGAATTATCTGCTATTCCGTTTCTACTCCACTATTACCCAGTCTTCAGCAAGACAATCGTTTATACTCGGCACCCACATGGAGTGTGAACCATCAACACATCTGATCTGCAGATATGGGTTACACTTGAATAAGTCACCCTCGCTGATTCCCCAGGCTTCTGCGGTCTGCTTGTTACATGGTATGCCATCAGGATATCCCTTCTGGAATACAACAAACATTCCTTTGCCATTCCAACCCTTTCTTGCAACTCTGAAGCCCTTCTTGAGCATTTCAAGAGCAATTCCAAACGTCATGTTGTCACATGGTCTGTATGCTTCGTTAAACTGCTTCTCCGGCGACCAGCTCTCATATCCATCTGAATATCTTACGAGATAGCCTTCATCTGCTGGATTTTCTTCCGCTGGAATCTGCCATCCTTTGTAATTGTTATAGTCGCTTCTTGTCATCGGTCTTGCCTCAATCTGTTTTGTTCCAATGTACTTCTGCATTCTTTCATCCTCCTATTTTTTGCATAAAAAAACACCATACATCTCTGTACAGTGCTCGTAATCCATCTAGCATTATTTTCTATTCTTCTCCTATGTGTCTTTTGCCGGGTTTATATAGTTCTTCTATAACTCCATTGGCTATATCTCCGCCTACGTATCCTGGACCATACAACTTGTCTAAATGAGATAAAAATTCTGCATCACGAGGCAAAGTACCAAACTTTTCTCTTTGTTTATTATATTCTTCATACGATGTAATATTTAAAAATTCTTCTTTTAAATTCATTTTAAAGACTCCTCTACTAACCCGATTTCATATGTACTAAGGATTGTTTTATCTTTTTGATACACTCTGAAAAGCTCTGAGGTGGATTCCAATAAAAATTCAGTTTTTATACTTCCATCCGGATTAACAGCATCAGATATGCGGCTAACATATAACCTGCCTTGATATTCGCTAATAAATTTATCGCCATGCAAAATATATATTGCAAATTTTTGCCCTGCATCATTTTCGTATATTTCCGTAGTAATATTTTTATCGCTTAATCCCTCAGTTAAATATTTCTTATACTTTTCCACAACTTTAGGATTCAGCATACGTTCTTCTATCAGATGTCCAAATTCATGGTCTATATCCTCTTTCTCAGCGCCTTTGGCAACGTTAATAATGCCTTTTTTCACATCACAACTACTGCCGTTCTGCCCCATATTAAAGGTTACATCAGCCATTGCTTTCTGAACTTTATCCGGTAACTGTGAATATGCGTCAACAACAGCTTTTTCATCTCTAATAATGCCAGCATCAGACTTTGATGCCTTGAACATTATATCTCTTATACTATCACCGTTTTGGGTATTTGCAACATCTTTTTCATGCTCAATCTCAAACGACACCTTAAAGTACTTCGCCTGGTACTCTTCAAAATCCTTTGTCTTATCCAACCCGAAGTATTCCGCTCGCTTTCTCAGAGTCTGAAGCTCTTCATCATCCAGCGCCCACCTTGCTCTCTGCAATAAGCAGCAGCGACAGTTGCAGTCCTCTGCCGGATCTCCAAACATTCCAGGAGCCTCGACCTTACGACCACCAACCTCAAAAGGCTCATCGACTTCCCGGATCTGTCCATCAAGCATCTGATGATGTTCTCTCGTTGCTCCGTCAAGAGTGGCATCCCACTGTTTCAATACATCTGCCCCTTTGCTTTTTGCATTATACATAGCGTCCAGCGCTGACTGTACCTGTACACGATGCCCTTCAGTCCTTGCAATGCGGATAGAGTTGTTATAAGCCCTCTGGAATGGTGTATTTGCCATATGCCGTGAAAGCTTACCAGCTACTTCATTCCATGTTGATCCATTGGCTATACCTCTTGATACCTCTGCCCTAACTGCTTTCTTGAGGTATGTCACATCCTCCCCCATCTTGTCATATAGCGACTTACTGAGCTTGCTATCCGTCTGAATAGCTCTCACAACTGCCGCCTGATCTATTGGCATGATGATTGGAATGCCTGTCTTTTGCAGGTCATACATGACACCTGTGTATCCGTCTCTATAGCACTTCGTCAGGTAGTCAGACACAGTTGCATATGAGTTAGACTGCAGGTTACTCAGAACACCCTCAAGCTGCGCTTTCAAAGCCTCCTGATACTGTTTCTGATAGATGATGCTCTGCAGATTCTCCATATCGGTTCTTGCAGACAGTTCACTGATCTTTTTCTCACAGTCTTTCAGCGCTTGCTGATATACTTGCTTGAGCTCCTTGATGGTCTGCTTTTCTCTATTTAGTTGTGCCTGTGCAACCTGCTTTTGTGCTTTGTTCATCTTTTATCCCCAAAAACAAGGCTAAAATCTAACCTTGTTTTATGTCTACTGTACGCATATGTCCATTGTGAACGAATGCTTCTCGCCGGGTTCCAACGTTACCGGTTCGATGACCTCACGTGCTAACATCAGTGTACCGAAATTAACCTGATATGCATATAGACCAATTTCGGATATAGTTAATGGTGCACTACCCATGTTTTTAATAACTCTGGTAATGGTTACGATCGAACTTGAAAAACTAAAAGGGATATCTTTAGTCTGTGTAACGACTTCATAATCCTCAGTTAATGATTCTAGCGCGGTATCTGTACTTTTGGGGGGTGTTGATCCTGTACCTAGTACTAAAGCAATTCCCGTAGATGAATTGCTTTCTTTTTTTAATTTCAATGACGTCCCGCTTAGCATGGTTTTAAACCAAGAGTAACTTACAGCTGCAACACTGTTATCTACATATTTACATACACCATAGTTGCTAGAGTTATTCTGGCAATTAATACCAATAAGTCCTGCGAAATTATTTGTAAACATATATACTCCCTCCTTTAATCCAATGTATTATCTATCTTGTGTGTCACTCGGCACTGTACTACACCGGATATCATCGTTGTGCTTAATATAGGTGTATTCGATGTACCAGTTGATATCTTCTGTGCATTATCAATAACCACTTCCCAATCATCACCGCTTGCGGTCTCAACTCCCTTCTCAGTGATGACCGCCGCAAGCCTTCCTTTGACATCACTGCCATGTTTTTTTACTTCATCAAGTTCCTTGTAAAGCTGTCCTGCAAGGTCTGTCATATACCGCTCTTCAATCTCGCTCTCAACTGCCTCGCAACCTTCAAGAACCTTCATCCTCGTGAGTTTGGTGTTGATCTCGTTTAGTATATTGCCCTCACTGTCTAACTTCTTAAAGCATACTGTAAAGCTTAATGCACCTGGAACAGCACATGCAGTAGCACCTACCACCCAATCAAATGTTATACTCTCCGGTTTGTCGTTTGCGCCCATGGCTATGTTACATTCATTGACTAGGTACAAATCTTTCTGCTCTTCCTCATTCATGTAATTGATTGATATCTGATAACCTGTGAGATCTATACCTTTATATATTCCTGGTACTTCAAAAGTCAGTCGGTTCACATCTTTGTCATGATATACACCGATGACCTCTCCAGCCGGCACCAGCACCGCTCTAGTATCAAGATCTATCTTGTATACTTTATTACTTTCCATCTGTCACACCTCCGTTCCGTCATCTGTATTGATGTTATCAAGCACCTTCTGAGCCTCTTCCGTGCTCTCCTCTTCTTTAGGCAGCTTGTCCTTGATCTCGTCATAATCAATATCAAGCCAGTCACAGATAGCTTTGATAATCGTCTCATCATCAAACATGCTTGCAACATTGAGTATTGTATTGATCTCTGTCTGCCTTACCTGAGCCTCTGTAAGCTCTATCTGTGCATTTTCCTGAGCATTGCTCATAATCTCATGAGCGAACTCAAAATAAACATCCTCGGCCTTATATGCCTTGTTCTCAGCCTTGTTGATCTCGTCAATGACAATCTCTACTATCTTCCTTAAGAACTTCCTGAGAGCTTTCTCTATCTTTTTTGCCTTAAGGTCAAGCAATGAGTAGGCCGCCTTAATGGCTATATTCGTAGTTGCTGATGTGTCCTTGAGTCCAGCGGTATTCAGTCCCATTCCAAACCGGTATATGTTCTTCTCGTCAAGTTCAAGCTTCGCCTGTCGTGCCTGATATGGCACATCAACAGTCTTGACATCTACGTCACCATCCTCACCTATACCTATGATCTTCTTTGTTTTGAGGTTTGTCTGAAGCTCATTCAGGTTGTCTCCCTGAAAGCCTTTGATAGCATATAGTGGGGAATCAAAGTCTATGAGGTTGTTTGACAGGCTTGAGGCCATCAGGTCATAGTCATCTATGAGTGGCTTTACAGGCTTAAGGCTTGAGAACTGCTTCTTGTTGTTATCCAGCCGGAAGAATGGAATATAGCCAAATCCATCAAAGTAGGTGGCCTTATTTCCATTATTCTTTGTATAAAGTACATGAGGCTTTGGGTTGATTAGTTCAGTGTCATCTAGCACCACCGTCCCATTATCAACCTGGACATAATAATATGTCTGCTTATCATCCCAGACCTGTATTCTCTCAATAGTCTTGTGCCCTTTGTCTATCCTGTCCGTATAGTGATAAATCGTGTATGCACAGCCATCATCTGTGTCCTTAGCTCTTACCTCAATAACTCCGATACTGTCAGCATTTGCAAATGACATCATGTCCTTGGCATTCTTGTACGCGTACATATACGCAAAGCCTTTGACCTGTATATCTGTGATAGCGTCAGAAAGCTCAGACATGAACTCATCATTGTTGTTAAAATACTTGTCCATGTGTTTCTGCAGCTCAGGGTCGTTGGACTTTACAATGCCATCCCCTGATAGGATGTACTGGGTGCACTGGTCAACCAGCTCTGTGAAGAATGGATGTGGTATCTTCACGTTGCTTCTGGTCTTGTCCTCTACCAGTTCGCCGTCCGCATTGTAATAGAACAATCTATACTTCTTTATGTCATGATCGCCGTCATAGTATCTTTCGCCTGTCCGGGCGAACTGCTTTTTTTCTGATGTGCGGTCACTGTCTATCAATTCTTTTATCTCGTCAGGGGTTAGCATTCTTTCACCTCTCTATACCAGCCATGTTCCCTTAGGCTTATCATTCTCATATACACCAGTCAGAGCATCCTGAGCATCATCATGAGCATTCTTACCCTCTTTCTGATACTTCCTTATTGCTTCCGCAAAATCTGGCCATCTGTCTTCCCAATTCACAGGGAAAAGAACGTTCTGCATTACTCCTGTGCTGTTTGACAGGATCCTTGATGTCTTATTCTTTGACTGAAAGAACCACTGTATCTTAGTATGGGTATTTCCCAGAGCTTTTAGTTCTCTTATAACGTTTCTGCTGAATCCTCGACCGCCATTATTGCTCTCTATTAAAGCATTACCAACGTTATTGTTCGTCAGCATCTGAGCTGTTGCCAGCTCAGTAACTTCCATTGACTCCTTTGTGTATAAAACATCAAGTATGTAGTATGTACTCTCATACATGCCATAACAAATAGAACACAGATAATCACTACCTGTGTCCGCTGTATCTGTATAATTCAATATATATTTGAACAGGTTATTGCCCTTACTATCCCTTGGAATATCCGTATATGTCTTGATATGGCTGTATAATCTGCCTTTGACATCTATTGGCTCCTGCTGATAATTCGCAAGGACTATATCCTTATTCATGTTCTTTGTTTTTATCTTGTAGTCCTTATATGACAGGATAGCTTCACAGAGCATTGTTCCATCGTCTTGTACTGCCTTGTAATTGATATGAACTACATTGTCATAGTTGGCAAGTACATATCCGGCAAGATCTTTTGTTGACCATCTTGTCATAATTATGATGATTTTAAAATCATTCTCTGTTCTGGAGAGCATTGTATTGTTGAACCAGTCAATCTGCTTCTGCAATACTGATTCATTGTAGGCTTCCTCACTGTTCTTGATAAGATCATCTATTATCATGATATTACAGCCAAATCCTGTTGCTGTACCTGTCGGAGAAGTTGCAAGGTAATTGGCCTGTTGACTGCCCTCAAGACTCCATTTCTGTGCTGCAGCCTCACCATACTTTATCTTTGTGCCAGGGAATATATCTCCATATGTCAGAATGCCCTCTGTAGGCTTTTCTGCTATAACATCCCTGACAGCCTTTGCAAAGGTTCCTGACAACGTCTCATTATATGAACCTGTCATAACCTTTTTATCTATACCATATTTACCGAATAACCACTGAACAAATTTAGTAGCTGTTCGTGATTTTCCGTGTCTTGGTGGCATATTCACCACCATTATCTGTTGCTCTGCTTCTTCTACGAACCACTGTAGTTTATCCGCAAGATCATGCAAGAACGCTCTGTCGTTACTGTAGAAGTCAGGAGAGGTCAGCTTGCAATATGACCAGAACTCTCTCCTTGATAGCTCTATTTTTAGCTGTTGCTGTAATAAAGGGTCATGTCTATCAAACGTCATCAATAAGTTTCTTCAATTCTTCGGTTGTAAGCCCCTCAAATGCATTTGGTGTGGTATTCTTCACTTCCAACTTTTCTGTGAACATACCCAAATGCTTACCCAGGAGCTCCAACGCCTGTATCTTGCTGTAAGGCTTTATTTCAAAGCCGTCTCGACCCTTTTTTATAACTGCAATAGCTTTCTTCTGATCCTCTGTCAGTTCATCCGTCAGAATAGGCTCTACTGTCCTGTATTTCACCTGTTTGCCGTCCTCGTCAAGTACCGGGACCATATTCCCATCAACTTCTACCATGGCATCCTTTTCAACTACTCTTGCATAGTCAGATGCCTTTGCAAATGCGATAAGTGCAAGCTCATGTAATACGCTATCCTGAGTTATTTCTGTACGCTTTTCACGCTCTTTTTGTAGCTCAAATATTTTCTTTTGAATACTAACATTTACTAACAAGCGTGCTCCTTGCTCATTTGCTGTTTTCTTTGAATACCCTGCCCTTATAGCTGCCTGTGTGGCATTAAGGTCAATCAAGTATTCATCACAGAATCTCTGCTGTTTAGCTGTCAGTTTTGCCATAATGTCACACCTTCTTTCTGTTACTTTCTCACTCTCTTCGGAATCACAATCTTGTATAACGGCTTACACACACTTATTACCTCTCCACCCAGCTTTATAGTTGGCTGAAATTTGTATATCTTAGTGCACTTAACCATCACCTTTATCATGGCTATTGGTAAAGCCAGCCTGCCAAGTATCGGATGTATGTATTCAAAACTATATTCAGGTCTCACGACCTCAAACCTTTTAATCTTACTCATATCTCACCTCAAACAAAAAGCCCAGTGGGGAGAGATCAGCGTTCACTTTTCACAAGGGGAGGTTTACAACCACTGGGCATAAGAAAAGGGACACGACCGAAATGGCAAACAGTCATGTCCCTTATGAATCAATATAATTTTACCATACTAGTATACCACGTTTGCTAGGTGCTATGTGGTGCTAAATGGTGCTATTTGGTGCTGAGTTTTCCAAGACCTTAATTCTAAATGCCTCAAGTGCAAAACCATGTATATGTTTTGTCCTGCCATATGAATAATCAAGTTCTTTGGCAATCTCCTTCAGGTCCTTATATTCAATATATTTCATGAACAATACATTGACGTACTTCGGTTCGTCCAGCATATGTATCTGTCCTATGATCTTATGCTTGAGCTCCGTGAACCGCTCTATGTCCTCATGAATCTCCTTCTCAAGGTCAACATACTTTGCCACCTTTTTGCTCATAGAATCAGCCTTAGCGCTTGTCTGTACCTTCTCAGACGAATAATCAAATGCCCCTGTACAGGTTGCATCTTCCTTGAGTCCTGCAAGCTCTATCTTCCTCTGTCTGATCTTAACATCCAGAAGCTTCACCTGTTTCAAATACTCTTTTGCTTTCACCGCCTCACCTCCTACTTGTTCTCCCGGATGGTGAAATCCAAACCTGTTTCTTCCTTTAGTGTCTGTATCAGATCATCCCAGATAATTTCTTCATCACACAGCGCATCAGTCTTTAAATTAAATCTTTCGCAGAATCTCTCAAGCCTCTTCTGTCCAAAATCAAATTCATCTCGAAGTACCATGCAACTCATTATCAAAATACAATCTATTGTATTCAGTTTGATTTTATACACAGCTTCGTCAAGCTGCTTCTGGTTGACCTCAAGCGGAACAAACATGGCTCCTCTGACCTTGAGTTCTTTCTCTGCTGCTTCCATGCCCTGTGTCTTGATGACATTCATCAGCCATGCAGCCCCCGCCATTCTTGCTTCGTGTAGCTTTCTATCTGATTTTGCCATCCTCTCACTCCTTCCGCATGAATCTGTTCATCAAATGGTTGTCTGGATCCATCTTCATTCTGAATCCTATCTGTCCCTTATTCTCTATCACTCCCGGATCATTGAGCTCTGCACCGTCAAGAAAGCTTCGGAGCTTCTTCATGCAGTCCGAACATAAATCCATTGTCTCTACTGTATCATCGAACACATCAACTATCCTTGCCCTCATCGCCGCTCCGTGTTCAAACGGCAGGTCATAGAACCCACCGCATCTATCGCATTTGCCTGCGTATGCCATTCTATATAGTCTCCTTTCTCTGTTCATAAGGTTTTGGCAACTTTCTCCAGGCTACTACCTTATCTGTAATCTTTGAGTATTCGTAATTATCACAATAATCATGCACTTCATACCAGCCCTGTGGGATCCACCAAGAAATACCATCTTCTGTATACTCCCACCCATCTAAGATATCATCATCCACGTTCCATTCTAAATCTTCCAACGAACAATTGTGATGTGGGATATATACCGCCTTAACAACTCGACTGTATATTTCACCTGTTATTATTGAGGCTTTTTCTATCGTTACAAGAACCTCATCCGAAGTAGTTCCCTTTTCACATTTGGGAACTGTGTCTATATTCCATTTGGCCATTATGTATCACCTCTCTAGTAAATAATATATTCTTTGTATTTATTCAGCAGATTCTCCAATCTGATACAGTCGTTTGATCTGTCCATGTATCCTGCCATGAAAAATCCCTGTTCGATATTGCAAATTCTAAAGTATATCTTTTTGAACATCCATTTATACAGTTTTCTTTTAACCATTTGCTCAAATCTCCTTTATCAATTCTGGATTATCAAAAATATTGCCGATAACCTCTGCATTAACCATATTTATCCAATAACCTAAATCTTTTCTGTATCTTTTAGCACACTTGCCTGACCAGTCTACATAAAATCCAACATGTTCAGTTTTGGTGCTATCAAAGCAACTCTGATAACTGCCGTATTTGATTTGTGCACAAGCATCACTAAATAAGTCTTTTACAATATCATTCTCCCAAATTAAGTTGCCATTCTTGTCTGTCAATCCTGTACATTGACAGATTGTGTTCGGGTCTATCTCTATAGCATATAAGTCCGATGCGTAATCAGGTATAATATAATATTTTTCTTTACCAACAAAACCATATTTCACTAATCCGCCTACAATCTGTTCTCCATTGTCAACTCTCTTTGCTTTAAATAAATATCTGTCACTCATCTGCACCACCACCTTTCACAATCTCGATTGCATGCTCATAACTTCTTGCTTTCTCTTTTCCTAAATTACTGTCGTATGCATTCTCCCAAAACTTTCGCTCATTTTCTAACTGCTCTTGCCCAGTTCGGATCCTGTTTGATCTCATTTGGAATCTGTGCCATCCTTACACCTCCACTTCATCGTCTGCCGGAAAGTGGAACACCTTTGGTGGCAGGAAGCAGAACGCCTGCTGATAGCCACTACCCTTTAGGATTCCATGGCCACCATTATACGATATGTAACTTCCATACACCTTCGTCATATCTTCCAGTACCTTTTCTGCCTTTTCCATAGAACTATATTCAGCCATAATTGTGGATTTTTCTGAATTGTTATCACAACTGTATATTATTCTTGTTCCTTCACTCTTATAATGCATAGTGATAGTTCCGTTTTCATACTCAACATCTACATATCCCCAGCCTTTCTGACTAATTAACCTCATCACTCCTCAACCTTCCTTTCCGCCTCAAGCCATCTGCGGGTACACTCACAACAATGCCCTGTGCATTTATTGCCATCAAACCCTATCTCATTCGGACACATGATGATCGGCGCAAGATCCGCATCACCAAGCGACCGGATGTAGTCGCCGTTGGTCATCGGCTCATAGTTATCCGTCGCATTCTTGGTACAGTGTGCGCATGGCTCCTGTGTCTCGTCCATGGCTCTGTATTTGCAGTTTTCGCAGCCTCCTGCTCTCTCTGGTACTATTTCCATCGTATCTCTCCCTTCCTGATCAGCTCTCTTATGTCTATGTTGCTAAAGCTCTCATGATAGCCCTTTTCACTCTGCATCAGTACATGGTGTTCATATGCCTTGATGATTGTCCAGCGCTTCCAAACTCTCACCGGGATATTCTCTTCTTTTCCGCTCTTCGTGAGGATCCTCACCACCCGCCCCGGTCGGCAGATGGTGTTAAATATTGCATCTATCTCAAATTCTGTCATGTGTTCTCCTTTCTCTAAACAAAACACAACTGCCCGTTCTCTTCTTCGCCTATCCTCATGTTTGGCATCCTTTTTCTTACACAAAGCTCCGGAAGATTCGACCTCACCATCGCCGCCGGTATAGGTGGACAAACTGCATTTCCACATCTCTTAACCTGTTCGCTTCTTGAATATGTCTTACCTGTGCTGTCATGATCTATGATGTAATCATCTGGGAACCCCTGGCATCCATATAGCTCCTTTGGCTCAAGCATTCTGAGACCAATATCCACAATCTGATACTCAACGCCTTGGATTGTTACAAGTCCGAACCGGTCTCTTGATGTCACTGTATCAAGCGGCTGTTCTATATCCTGTCCTGTACCCTCACCATAGTATTTAATCAAGAATGCTCTGACCTCTCCAAAATGTCCCGCTGATGTTGTCACTGTATGCAGTGGCTCTCTCTCATCCTGTCCTATCCCTGTTTTGTAAAATTTGCTAAGGAACGAAGTCACAAGGCCATATCTGTTTGAGCTGTCTACTGTCATGATCGGATTCTCTATACCTTGACCTCTTACCTCATCTGAATTGGTCTCCGAATGATATTGAATAAGTGTAGGACTTATTAGACAGTGCTCATTCTTGCTGACAATAGTTGTAAGAGGTTCTCTCACATCTTTGCTACGATCTGCAGAGAATCCAGTCTGACCTATCTGAACCATATATGGTTCTACAACTCCATATCCGTGCTTTCCTGTGATTGTCGGCATTGGATCTCTTATGTCCTGTGGCTTTCTCTCACCGCCGTGGTTGCACTGAATGATAAACGGCTCCGGATTATCTAGGACAAACTTCTTCAACCCTCTTGCAATCCTCTGCATAGTCTTTGGTGCAAGTGGCCTCACCGCCCGGATGCCATACTTCTCTTTGATCTGCTCTGATGTATCAAAGATACTCGGACATGGCAGGCTGAAATCAAGCTGTGTATATGCTCCAACATAAGGCTTGAGCAGTCCCGCCTTGACCTCTTCACTGTCTGCCGGTGCATGCGTAGGCTTTGGCCACATGATAGGTACACCATCACACCTTGCGATCATAAAGAACCTTTTTCTTTTAGTCGGTGCTCCGTAGTCTGCCGCCACGAGCTCTCTGAACTGTACCTCATACCCCAGCTCATTGAGCTGCTTTACAAATTGCCTGAATGTATCTCCTTGCTTTGCCCTTATCGGATGATGTCCTCTGTTGAGCGGTCCCCATGTCTTGAACTCTTCGACATTCTCAAGCATAATCACTCTCGGTCTCACAAGTGCCGCCCATCTGCATGCTACCCATGCAAGGCCTCTGATGTTCTTATCCTTTGGCTTGCCACCCTTGGCCTTGCTGAAATGCTTACAGTCCGGGGAGAACCAGGCAAGAGCTACCGGGTGTCCCTCACAGGCTTTCACAGGGTCAACCGCCCACACGTTTTCACAGTAATGCTTTGTGTTTGGATGATTGACCTTATGCATCCTGATGGCTTCCGGGTCATGGTTGATAGCTATATCAACGCTGTACCCTGTAGCCATCTCAATTCCTGTTGATGCTCCACCACCTCCAGCGAAGTTATCAACGATAAGCTCTCCGTTTATCACTCGTCGCCCACCTCCAGGAAATCAAACAACGTCGGTGAATCCACCTCATTCTCCTCTGACTGCAGATAACCAACACCATCTCTGAAGTAATCCGGATTGAGCTCACATCCCTTGCCAAATCTGTGCATCTTGACCGCCATCATCGGTACTGTCATAAGACCGCCGAACGGATCGTATACCACATCGCCCGGATTGCTGTATCTGTTGATAATCCTCTCAACAATATCAAGCTGCAGCGGGCACACGTGCATCGTTGCCCTTCGTCTGCTCTGTGTCGTGTTGAGTGTCCTCATCCTGTTGATGTCGTCCCATACCTCAAGCTGATTCCAAGATCCCGGAGCTACCACCATGAATGTGGCTGGAAGCCTGCCATCTGTATCCAGGTACTTTGCAAGTGCCACATGCTCCTCATAGTTGTATACGTGCTCTCTGCTGTACTGTCTGTACACTCTCTGTAAGTTGTCCACAGATACACCCTCAAGCTCCTCTTTGCTTATCAGCCTGTCTCCTGAACTTCTCCAGTATCCATGAGCATCTATCTGCCACTGTGCCCTTGTGTATTCGTCTTTGGACTTTGTGACAGGCTCATCAGCATATGCCTTGCTGTGGTCCGTAGGCAGCTTACGGAACAGTAGGATATATTCCGGGCATCCAACACCCATCTTGGTGCCGTCCTTGCACTGCTCAGTCCATCCAAGGCGATATGTCTGGTTGTTTTCTCTTACAACATCCGTAACCACTGTTATCATTCCGAAATACTGGAAGCCATGACGCATATAGTGTTCTATACAGTCAGCGTGGAATGGCTCAATAGTCGGCATGCCTGTGCCTGTTGCATTTCCAAACAGCACTCTATCCTTAACGTGGATGGCCGCCACTCTTCCCGGCTTCAGCACCCTCAAAAGCTCCGGTGTCAGGAAGTCCATCTGTTCAAAGAACCGCTCTGTATCCTGATTGTGTCCGAAGTCGTTATAATTTGCGCTGTACTCATAGTGATTGCCGAACGGTATCGACGTATGTATCAAATCAACGCTGTTGCTCTCCATTGCCCTTGTCTCTTCCACACAGTCGCCATACACAGCCTCATAATGCTTGCCTCTTACTGTTCTCTCTTCTCTTGTACCTTCCACACCCATCTTCCTTTCCAGTCTCTCTGTCTTGTTCGCCGAATCAAGGCCATACTTCTTCACAATCTCGATCATTTTCTTAACCATGTGATTGTGATTCTTCCACTTCTCGATCAGTGCATCCTTGATCTCCCGCTCATTCTCCATGTAGATGATGTCTATAACTACTGTGTCATGCTGCAGGAACCTGTAACACCTGTGCACAGCCTGTATGAAGTCATTGAACTCATAATCAATACCAACAAATATCTCCCGGTGACAAAACCGCTGGAAGTTACATCCTGAACCACTGATTGACTTCTTGGTGGCAAATAGCCTTGTCTTGCCATTGGAAAAATCTATAACTCTCTGTTCTCTGAGGTCGTAGTCCATGGATCCGTATATATCCACTGTCTCCGGCAGGGCTTTCTTGATAGCGTGCCTTTCTGCTTCCTGATCATGCCACAGAATAAAATGTTCCTCCGGCGAACTGTCAACTATCTCCTTCATCTTCTCAACCCTGGCATCTATGCTCTCACGCTTGATCTTTGCGGCTTCTTTAAGTCCTGTACTAGCCTGAGTGAAAAGCTCCATCTGGCCGTCCCTGTCAACTGAATCTCCGTAGTGTATTGGTATCTCGTGCCACCTCACATCCAGTGGAGGGAGCACATAGCCGTCATCGGAATAATCAGGATTGAGATCCGATGGCTTTGTGATGAACAATGCCCAACTGGAAACCCACAGCCAGAACTCATCTTCCATGTTTGGGTACAGTGTCAGGTTATTTGCCTTTGTTGAATCCCTCTGGAAAAATCTTGTAAGTGCCTGTCCTGTGTCCATTACCTCAAGATATCCGGCATAGTGTATAAGCTCCTTGTACTTGTTCGGTGATGGTGTAGCGGTCGCTACGAGCTTGTAAGGTACATTTTTGAACTTGTCAAGGAACGTCTGGTATGTCTTAGATCCAAATGATCTAAGCACGGATGCTTCATCAAGTGAGGTTGCCGTAAAATACGATGGATCTATATCTCCGTCTCTCACTCTCTCATAGTTCGTCAGAACGATCTGACTTGTGCTTGCCTCAACCTCTTCCATGGTTCGGCAATATTCAGGTTTCTCATAGCCCAGGAGCTCTACAGCATCCCTTGTGAACTCCTGCTTTACTCCAAGTGGCAGCACTATGAGTGCTCTGCCTCCTGTATGCTCTGCTGCAAGGTGGCAAAACTCTATTTCCTGTGCAGTCTTGCCAAGCCCAAACGACTCAAACAAGGCTCTACGTCCACCCTTCAGCGCCCATGCCACCGCATCACTCTGATGTGACTTTAGGGCTTTATTTATGCGGCTCTTATCGACCTCAAAGCCGCTGTCAGTAGCAAGCTCTATCTTGCTCTCTAAAAACTCTCTGTATGTCATTCACTTCTCAGGAACCCGCTATAGCATTACCCCGGCCGGAGGTTCGGCTCCTTTCGTGTGTTATTTATTATTGTTCAGCTCATCAGCCAGCATCTTCTCAAGCTGTCCAAGCTGCTCAGAATGATCTGTCTGTTTGAAGTTTGCAAATCCATTTGGATTCACGTTCCGTGGCTGCCCTCGGCTCTTGCCGTCATCCTCAAGCGGATATACTGATTTCCAGCCACGCATAATAGACTGATTGATTATTTTTATCTGCTCATTCTTATCGTGTGATAGACTGTTGAGCCTGTTTATAGTCAATGTGATTGCTCTATCGGTCATGGGACTCTTGATACCCTTACGAAACTTTATGTATTCATGAATAGCCTCGTCCAGCTCTGGATCATCGCTATACTTGACCGGTTCAGATTTCTTACGTGGCTTCTCTACCTCCGCATGTGCGCATGCACGTGCCTTAGTAGGAGTATGTATATACTCCTCATTATCACTATCATTATCATTATCGGCTTTTCTGGGTTCGGTTTGGTTTTCCTCGGTTTCAGAAATAACCGTTCGGTTTTCAGTAAAACCATTCGGTTTATTTGGGTTTTCCTCGGTTTCAGAATTATCCGTTTCCTTTGTAGGTCTGCCGCCCTTCTTGCCATTTGATCTGTTGCGCTCACATTTTTCCTCATACTTGGAGTTGTCCTTGTCCATGCGTGCCTTGATAAAAGAAAAACACATGGCAAGTGCACTACCTTTTGGAAGATCCGGAACTTCGCCTGTCTCCTGGTAGTCCATCAGAGCAAACATTAACTCGCCGACCTGCTCCGGTGGCAGCATCGACAAATGCTCTCTATATTCGGTATAAAAGACAAAGCTCCCTTTATTTCCCATGTGGCTCACACCTCCTTGATCCTTATTCCATACTTATAAAGCATCAACTTGCGCTTTATGATGTATTCCTTTGTTCTCGTGCCCTTTGTATCTTCCACAACCATGCTGTTGTTTTCCAGTTCCCAGTACACAAAGTCGGCCTTATATGAACACTTCTGTTCTATAACCTTCCCTGGCTTGAATCTGCCCTTGTTGGGTCCTTTTTCATATATCTCATTTGTGTGTTCTCTCTGAGCTGGTATAAGCTCAAATTCTCTCTGAAGCTGCAAGCCTGTTATCTTGCCAGCTTTCTCAAGCAATTTCAGCTCTGTATATCTCTGAGCTTCTTTCTTGCTGTCAAATGTGATGCCGTCTACAACAACCTTCCTGTTGCCGTATTTAGCTCGTGATCTGTTCCAAGCCATTGTTACTCCTTTCCCCCTGTCGCCCTAAAATAAGAGCAACAGGGATATATGCTAAGACATTACGTTACTGTGCTTGTGATGTATTAAATGTAATGTCAATGTAACTACTTGAAACTTCCAAACAGTGCCGCCTCGGCAGCGTTCATCTGTTGCGGCTCTGGCTGTGGATTCTCTGCCGGTGTCGGCTGTGGATCCTGAGCACTGCTCTGTGGGTTCTGTGCGACCTGTGGCTCTGTCTGAGCATTCTCTGGCTCATTCACATCTGTTGCTGTGGCTTCCACATACTCATCATTGTCATTCTCAACATATGTAGGATGTCCCTCTGCATCCAAGGTTGCCATGTCACCCTCAAATGCTTTCTGGAGATCTATGCTCATTACTCCCCACTTACTGATTAGCTGACGGAGCATTGTCTTGTAAGCCATTCCATCAAAATTCTTGTACCAGAATGATGAATACATCCATGAATCTCTCGGATCATAATTGCCAGCCTCATAGTCAGCATATGATACTCTCTGCTTCTCTCCGTACTTTGTCTTGACCTTTCCAGCGTCCTTGTAGAATGCCGGTGCATACTTGTCCGCATGAGCAAGCATCTGAGCCTTACTCCAATACATTGTCTTTCTGAATCCGTTCACAAGCTCAAACATTGCATAGTAGCCGATTGTCTCAGCCTCTTCACGCTTGTCCCAATCATCAACCATGAGATTAACCTTGATGTCCTCGTTGAGTGGATCGAAATACTCAAGCTCTCCCTCCTTGATAGCGACAACATTCAGTCTCTTATACTGACCGGAACGGATCGCAAGCTGAATATATCCCTTATATCCCATCTGGAACTGAGCTTCCTTGACACCAGTCTTTGTATTGTTGAATGGGACCATGTAATAATGTCCGAGCTGTGGAGATGGTGAAAGCTGTAAACTCTCACCGAGAAGTGCAGCTGAAAGAATCGACTGATTCGTGCACTCCTGAAGTGTAGGGTTGGTGTTATATGCTGATACGATAGCAGATATGAACCTCTGTCCATTCTTGCCACCAACCACCTTGTTGATCTGGTTCTTGATTGCATCTTTTGTAAGATACTCTGTAATTCCCAGATTCTGCTGTGCTTTACTTTTTGCTACTAAACTGTTATTTACTGCCATTATTTCTTCTTACCTCCTATGAAAACTAAAACGATTATTGTTATGCATATAATTAACGTGATCTGCACTGATGCTGCCATGTGTTACCTCCTAATGCATAATCATGTCTTCTAACATCTTGCGCAGTACCTCTTTCAGAGCCTGTGGCATTTCCCTTATGTTGTCCTTGTTTATATTGGCTTTTGGCAATATCTTAAATAAGACATCATCTATGAGGTCACTCATAATCTCGTTAATGTCTCCCTCAGCTTTGGACGCTTCCATGGCTCTACTTATCAACTCTTCTGTAGCAACCTCTCCATATCTTTTAGCAAGTGACTCCCTTAAACTCTTCATTGCAAGTGCTAACTCCATTACTAGCACCGGAGTATTCCCTCTCATTGATACTGAGTCTATTTCTACTTTAATCATCTTGTATACCTCCTACTTAATCGCTCTAAATGTTATATTTCTGCTCTGGAAGAACTCTCTCAGAGCCGTTGCATCTTCTGTTGTAAGTTCTACCTCAAACTTGACTACCATCTTCTGTGGTTCCGGCTGTGATTCCTCTACTGGTGCTGGCTGTGCATCCTCAGGTGGTGTCATAGCCTTTGCCATTGCGGCTCTCTGCTCCTCGGCAACCTTTTCCTGTGCCTTGCGCTCTTCCTCAGCCTTTCGTCTTGCCTCTTCTGCTGCTTTTCGTGCCTCTTCCTCAGCCTTTCTCCTTGCCTCAGCTTCAGCCTTTGCCTTGGCAATCTCTGACATCCTCTTAGCCTCTGAGATGGCCTTGTTGATGTCTAATGTATCCTTAAATACCTCTGTAGCCTCAAATCCAAATTCCGGGAGCTGACTGAGTGTAAGCACTCCGTTGCCGATCTCGTACATCTTTGACCTCATCTGATCTTCAATGCTTTTCATTGATACCGAAGCATTCAACCACTTAGGATCCTGTATCTTCTCAAGCGTTACGAAGTTCTGGAAGCCGATAGTCGCAAACAGCTCTTCAATGGCTTTCTGCTTTTCAGCCTTGCGTTTCTCATCGTATGCCTTGACCTGTTCGTCTATCACCGCTATAGGCTTGTCTATGATACCTATGATCTCGTTGATTTGAGCCTTGAACACATTAAACGGCTGCATGTATTCTTTCTCTTTTCTTATTCTCTCGTCATTGAGGGCTTTCTTTAACTTGTTAAGGTTCGCCTTGTCTGCCTTTGCGTCCTTGATCTGGTCATCTGTGTAGACAAGCGTCTCATAAAATGAGACCTTAGATATAAGCTCAGCCTTGAGCTCTTCGTAGTTAAAATCAATCTTCTCCGGTATCGCTACCTCATTAACTCTTAATTCCATTTTTAACCTCCTAATTCAGCACCAGCTCATACTGGTTATTGTTCTTGTTCTCTCGTATCATCGACATGATACGCTGTGTCTGTCGCTGTCTCTCTTCCTCACAGTCGCAGTGCTCGCCTGGATCCAAGTAAGCACCGCACTGCGAACATTCGTTGTAATACATTGCATCTCTCCTATATCTCCGGGAGTATCAGCGGCGGCTCTTTCTTCACCTGTACGCTCTCCCAGAAACTTCTCTCAGCATCAATAAGATACTGAATGTCTTCCTCTACCTCCGACCGCTCTATCTTGTAGTGCCTCGTCTGCAGGTATACATCACCGTTAAATTCCGACTTAAGCTGAGCCTTGAGCACCACAAAGTCAAACTCTGTTACCATCAGGTAATGCAACACCTGTATGTAATAGTTGTCCGGGATCCTGTGATCCCACTTCTCTTTCTGCCTTGACTGAAGTATGTTGGTTGTCTTGCACTCCCACACACCCTTGCGGCCATCCTGATCTAAAAGCCATCCATCTAGCGATGCGTGCGCCCATGGGTATTTGTCGTTTGTGAACATGTTGTTTTCCACATACCCAACTTGATACTCTGGATAATCCAACTTGAATAGCTCCCTCAGATGCTTCTCAGCCTCTGTGCCATACTTGACATAAGGCTTATCCGATATGTCCTCCGGCTCTATGCTATAGGCTTTCTCTTTGAATAGATCCACGTTGGTCTTGTAGGGGTTCATTCCTACTATTGCCGAAGCATCCGACCCGCCTATCTTGGTTCTTGCCTTGAGCCATTCTTCATGGCTTCCGAGCACTTTCATCTCAACCATGTTCTATTCCTCTCTGGCATCTTCAATGCTGTTCATAAGCTCAAGCACGCCATAAAGCCCCAGCTCTGTGAACACAGTTCCAAGTAAGTACGCCACCAATCCTACCGTCGGCAGTGCAAGCAGCACTTCTGCATTGAATATGATGTTGTATGCCAACAGCAAAAACAAAATGCTCATTATTACAAGGCTCACCGCCTTGACAGTCTTTGTGTCTGTGTTTCTCCTCTTCATTGCTTTTCTTCCACTTTTCTGCTATGATTTTCTTGAGTTATTTCTTATTTGCACCGGCGGAACTGCAATTCCAAAGGTGCTTTTTTTCGTGTTACCTCATATCTGATGTCATCTCACCCCATCCAATAGCTTTTGCAACTTTTCCGGGGTCAAATGGTGGTACTCTGTAGCCCTTATCAAGCTCTTTCTTATATCTCAGATAGTCAACCAATGCTAAGTAGTTCACCCATGTCACGCCAGCTCCATCCAAGATTGTGTATGATCCATATCTGCCATTCTGAACATATCTATCCAGATCAGATATTCTGCGGCTTGCGGTGCTCTGAGATATGTTAAACATCTGCATCATCTGAGACTTGCTAATGTAAGGTGATGCTTTTATGTAGCTAATGCCTGTCACCTGCAGGCTTGATGTTGCTCTGCTCATTGCTCTCATCTCCTTTCCTGTGATATAATTGATAAAAAACTAGGGGGGGATCTTATGCCTGTCACAAAATCAGATATCAAAATATTGAATTATGTCCACCATCGTCATTTCCGACCTGTCACCTATATGTCTCTTTCTGGTAAATTCAGCAAGCATGAAGTAAACAATCTTATCAAAGGTGAACTCTTATCCTACGTTCCTGTAATCGTTGATTATCAGGGAATCCCATCGGAAAAGCTTGCCGCCGAATCTGCAATATCCCTTACCAAAGATGGTATATATGTGGTTGAACAGAATCAGTGGTTCGATACCAAATATCTGCTTACGCAAATAATCGTCCCTATACTGGTTGGTGTCGCAAGTGCCGTCATTACAACAGCCTTATTACGATTACTGTAGCTATTCCTATAGCTGCTCCTATCAGTCCCATCACTGCAGGTCTGATATAATCGCACCAAAGATCTTCCATGAAGTACGGCTCCTTGAGTTTCTTTTTAATCTTTTTGAGCATCGCTTGATCTCCTTTCAGCTTATTGTGTGATATACTCCTATTACAGGCTCCTGCCAGAGCCGAGTAATGCAAGGAGGTAAAACCTATGAAACTTAAGACGTTTGATGAATTCATGAATTCTATCTCAGACGATGAACTAGATGAAATTTCCCAAGATGCCGTAATGACAGCCAATGAGAATCCTGAATCTAATTTCTCTACCCAATTAGTAACTGCTAGTTTTTTTATGAGCACTAGACTTCTTCGTCGTTATCATGAATGGCTTTCCGAACAGTTTGAGCAAATACCTTAGAAGAAATTTCTATGTTGTCTGTCAATTTGCCAAACATATGGGGCTCCAGCAGCTTTCTGATTGTCTGGAGCTCTTTTTTTATCTGCAAAAGCTCTGTGTATATCTTCTTTATCATGTCTCTCCTTTCCATCCTTATTTGTTAAACACCGTTTAACTTTTTAGGCAAAAAAATAATCAGGATACTCATTTAAGTTAATATCGAGTAATTCTGCCCACTTATTCATCTCTTCCTGAGTGAATCCAGTTTTACAATTTAACTTTTTTGATACAGAATTACTTGATAAACCTAATGCATTTGCAAAATTACCCTGTGTTCCATAGCGTTCTACTATTCTTCCTCTCAGCTTATCATACTGATATGGCATATTCGCACCTCCCATCTCGTATATTTGTTAAACTTCATTTAACTTTAGTGTAAGTTTAACTCTGTTTAACTGAAAAGTCAAGCCTAAAGTTTAAAGTTTTTTAACTTTTTGTTTGATTTTAGTTAAACGATGTTGTATAATCCTATTATACTAATAAAAGGAGGATACAATATATGAAATGGCCAGTAACTGCTAATCGATTAAAACAAGCAATGAATAACATAAATATAAATGCGCAGGAACTTGCAGACAAAAGTGGTGTAAGTAAAGCATCAATAAGTCAATATGTAAATGGTAGCCATAAGCCATCTAATATATCAGCTCCAAAGCTTGCTCAGGTTCTACAAGTAAATGCAATGTGGTTAATGGGATTTGATATGGAAGATCAACCAAAACCTACATATTACTTCGACGATGAAACAGCTAAAAAGGCACAGGAGATCTTTGAAAATAAGCAGCTCTCTCTTCTCTTCGATGCTGCCAGAGATGCCGATCCAGAGGATTTAGAGACTGTCCATACTATGTTAATGGCTCTCAAGAATAAAGAGAAACGATAATGCACATAAAACATCCCACTGATTTTGTTATTGTTTTTCTGACTACATTTGAAAGGGATGATTTCTTTGGAATATATAAACGTACAGATGATGGATTTAAAATCTACCAAGATTAAAGAAACCGTGACCAGTAACGAAGATGGCTCTTACACTATCTTCCTCAACTCACGATTCACACAGGAACAACTCAATGACGCTTATATCCACGCTATCGGACATATAGACAGGGACGACTTCAACAAAGGCTCTGCCGATGTTGTTGAGGCTTATGCACATGGGCTAACTGAATTGTAAATTGGTAAAAACGCATTATCAAGGTCGTGGAACTAAGGGCCAAATTTTAATAACACCATATATTATGGATAGGGTTTTATATGAGAAAATTTATATTTGAGCATTTGATAACCAATGGTGAGGAAAAACTATTTGATACTGAGAAATCCGCTATTGATTATGCAATAACCAAACGCTCTAACGAATCTGGAGATATGGTCATTGTAGAGGTTGATATCACCGAAAAACAATTGCATGACTATCTTAATGAACATATTGAAATTCCCTGCATCGCATGGCGCAGGGATGTTTGGAAGTCTTAACAGTAAGCAACCATTTTTAATTAAATACAAATGAAGGGAGAGATTCAATGAATCAAAAACAAGAAAACAAATGGTATTTAAGTACATGGTTCATTGCAATTCTATGCGCATGCTGGTTTCTTATACTTCCGGCAATCGGTGGCATAGTATTGATGATAATGAAGACCATGGACGAAAAGAAACAAAAGGAAGCCAATCAACAAATTATCCAACAGAATGCCCAACTTGCGGCTCAGAATGCTCAGATGAATCAAGCAATGCAAGACATGAATAAGACTATGCAGGATTTAGGGGTGCATGACCATCAGCAGTCGATGGCTAAGCTTAATCAGGTGAATGCCGAAATATCCGAAAACCTTGCCACTATAGATAAATTGCGTTCAGACATTGCTACACTTCAGGCAAAAGATGATAAACTGCAAAAATCAGTAGCGACCCAGGAACGAAAGATCTCTCGTGCTAAGGAGATCTACAGCAGTATTGAATATGCATTAGATAACTTCATCACTGCTGACATTCCATATAATGAATGCCGAATTAGCCAATCAGATATTGAGGACGCTAATCTCATTGCCCCATCTGTTATCCTTAAATTACATTGTATGGATATAAAAAGCTTGCGAAAAGCATACAGAGAAAACGAGAAATCCATTGACACTCTCAGACAGCAATATGCTATCAGATACACTACTAAAGCCAACAAAACGATTTACGACCTCATTGTCAAGGGGCTGGAATCTGAGATGCAGAACGTCTTGTACAATTTAAAATATGACAAGCTTGACAACGGTATTGAACAAATAAAAGATATCTGTGCTAAGTATCTAAAGATTGCAGCTGAAGGTAATCAAACAATTGCCGGAACTCTTACTAAGTTCATAGGTGAAATGGAATATCTTTTCATCAATGCCGCAAAGATAGAGTATAACTACTACGTCAAGAAAGAACAGGCAAAGCAAGAACAGCTTGCAATCAAAGAGCAGATGCGTCAGGAAGCAGAGGAGCGCAAGGCCCTTGAGGCCGAACGTAAAAAAGTGGAGCTTGAAGAGTCAAAATATGAGAATCAGATATCTTCCCTTAAAGAACAGGCGGAAGCTTCAGAGGGTGAAGCCCTTGCTGCTCTGCAAGCTCGTATCCTTGAACTGCAGGCTCAGCTTGCAGATGTAACAATCAAAAAGGATGAAATAGCAAAGTTGCAAAATGGTAAGGCTGGTAATGTTTATATTATCAGTAACTTAGGTTCATTTGGTGAGAATGTATTCAAAGTCGGAATGACAAGAAGAATAAATCCACAGGATAGAGTTAATGAACTTGGAGATGCTTCTGTTCCGTTCAAATTTGATGTACACAGCTTTATTTTCTCTGATGACGCTTCTGGTCTTGAAACCGAACTTCACAAGAGACTTAATGATCGCCGAGTAAACAAGGTAAATCTTAGAAAAGAGTTCTTTAATGTATCAATAGATGAACTTGAAGAACTTGTAAATGAGATCTGCCCTACTGCAGAGTTCAACAGAACAATGCTTGCTGAAGAATACAGACAGTCACTGTCAAGTTCTGAAGCATATACCTCTGAATATTCAACAGAGGATGAGACAGATGATGAGGATGAATAATATCATCTTCACATTATAAAAAAATCCCCCAGGTGCGGGTACACCTGAGGGAAGTTACCCACAAACCGAAGGCTTATGAATAACAGTGATCGCAAACTATATTATACCATAAGCCTTCCACTTTTGATAGGCTTATTTTTTATGCCTATTTTTAGATAGGAGTTGATATTATGTGGTCAGAAATACAAAAAAATGGAACCGTAAAGTATTGTGAGAGGTACACAGATCCGCTCACAGAGAAGGTGAAGAAGGTTTCTGTGACGATGCCTAAGGCATCCCCGCAGAACCGAAACAAGGCGGCAAGGATCCTTGCCGGGAAGATTGAGAAAGCCGAGACTTCCTCTCCTGTCCGATCTGATACAACGCTAGGGGAGCTGGCTGATGCTTATATAGCATCATTGCAGCAGCGCAAGAGGAAAGAAAGTACAATTGTAACTGAGAAATCATATATATATCGTTGTGTAAGCACAATCGGTAATGATGTACTCGTTGACAAACTTTCTCCCCGCTATATATATGATCAACTTCTTGCTACCGGTAAAAAAATCAGCACAATAAACAGCTATATAAAATATCTGAAATTCGCTCTAAAATGGGGGGTGAAAAACGACTATCACTCAAATCATGATATACTATTAAAACTCGACTATATCAGCGAAGAGAGCTCCGACGAAATACCAGAGGTATATGACATCAGCAATGAATATCTGGAACATGATGAGATAACAAAATTACTTAATTACTTTATAATAGACAATAACCACTGGCAGGACTACTATATATCCTATTTTCTGATTCTTACAGGCATGAGGATTGGGGAACTTGTGGCACTTGAAGATTCAGACGTGGATATCAAGTCTAAGACCATCCACATTACAAAAACTTACTATCCCTCTACTAAGCATGCTACGTCCGCTAAGACCAAGGACTCGATTCGAGATATTCATATACAACCGGAATTGCTCACACTCATCAAAAAGCTGCGGCTATGGCGCAAAGAGGCTATGTTTGAAAGCGGAATTAAAAGCACACTTTTCATACCGCATCTCAAGACTGGTAGCTATCTGTCCTATGGAACCTATAACCTACACTTGAAGACAGCCGCCTCTGAAGTTCTTGGCAGAGAGATAACTCCGCACAAGCTGCGGCACACACACGCATCGATTCTGGCAGAAACTATGTCAGCAGAACAGATATCCCGCCGTCTAGGCCACCATGACGACAAAATAACAAAAGCTATTTACATTCATATCACTAAAAAAATGAAGCAAAAAGACAATGCGGCTGTCGATTCCATATCTATTATCAATTAAGAAAGACGACCATTCAGTTGAACCTGAGTGGTCGTCTTTTAAATTTTGCCCCTTTTCTGCCCCTAAACGCTTTATTTCAATAACTACCAGTGGCATAAACCCTTGATTCTTCTAGCTATTCATACATTATAAAATTATACATATTGTACAATTTTGTATCCATAAATATCCTACCACTTATCGCGTTAAAGTGCTACATTTTTATCCATACAAAAACAAAGGAGATCATTATGACAGACTTAAACAATGCCGAAACACAAACCGATGCCCCCTGTTCCGCCATCAATTATTGTAACCTCAACGGATACGAACTCACCGCAGAAGAGAAGATAATCTTTCTTAGTTCCTATGTATCCCGCATTGACAACGAGACAGTGTATCAGCCCGCAACCAGGGAATTTGTCAAGAATTTCAATGTAGATGCAGCCATCAGCATAATAAACAATTATGCCACAGCAGACTCATTTTTCAGAAGAATGACAGGTTCATTTCCGTATATCAAAAACTCGCAGCGTTTTTCATCCCCGGATATATATTTTCTTCTATTGGAGTTAAAACTGTACATCAACGAGAGACGGCGCGTAATAGCAAAAAATAATTCAGCGGACACGCTCTCTATCATTGAACAATACAAAAACCGTTACTCGTTCAACCAGTCAGCCACCCAGAAAATGGAAGCCCTGCACAGCATAAAAGGTTTCGCACATCCATCTTTCTTTGTGCCGGAAACCGTACTGTACATAAACGAAAACTCTATCCTGTACGTACACTCAGCTTTGCGCTATATCGATATGCTTCTCGAATACATGCAGCGGAATGACAATTCTATAGATTATGAAATTTATTCTTTTTTTCAGAACTTCAAATCCATGTTATTCAACAACGAGCACGACACAACGCCAACATATATAATCGACCAGTCAAGAGATTATATCTATAGCATTCTCGGAAATAGCAAAAGAAAATCTAAGATGACTGACATATGCAAATACGCAGCCTTCGTGGAAAGTCTCACAGAACTCGGTAACGCCATAAGCGCATCCAATATGAAACTCTAAATTCCCCTGTTTTTCAGAACATAAAAACAGCCCGTCGCTTATGCGACAGGCTGTTAAGAAGGGGGGAGTGGAGGATTCCTATGTTTTGGGGTTTGGGGTTATGGGGTTACATTACATCGTATAAAGGGATTTCTACGAATTTCGTGCTAAGGGAACCCTCCGTCTATCAAAATATAAGTGATTGTCTTTTTTATAACCAGAAGGCTTGTTGATCACAACTCATCTCCTTGTTATGCCCATATACTATCAAAACACTTTGAAATTGTAAATACGCAAAAATTTATAAAACGAAGGCTTTTTTTTGTGGTAATTTATCAACAGTTGCGCATTTCAATAGTTTTTAGAAGATTTTTGAATGCAAAATGATTGTTTTTTTCACGTTTGAACGGTTTATTGTTCATTATGATCACTTTTCGCAACAATAAATTTCAGATTATCGTGCAAAGCTGTCAAATTCGTTTGACTGTTGGCGAAGATCGGAGTGTTGTAATATAATAGTAAGAAGTCAATGATCTCGGAGGACATGCT